TTATTTTTGGATATATTCTTGTGCAATTAATGCACCACAATGTGGACACTTTATATACGCTGTAGCGTTGTTTGTAGAAAGTAGAGCATTTTTCTTGGTACTTTGTTGTAATTGTTCGGCTAGACGCGCAATAATAGATCCTTGTTTTACTCGTCTAGTGAGTGTAAAGTTTGGAGTTGACACTGTAGCAGTAGTAGAACTCATTGTTTTTTCCCCATAATCATTTCTTTTGCCAATTTCTACTTTCAACGTAATAATAGTAATCTATTATTGCAATTATCCGCAACAACCAATGTGGATTGTTTCGTTTCTTTCTTGGCAAACGGACATTTCTTTATTACTAAATAATCGAGTACACATAATCTATAAACAAACTCGTTAAATCAAGAGTGGTTCAGATAGATCGACCACTCCAGGTAAAACAATATCTGCGTACACTGTGTCTTGCTGATTTGGTTCTTCTTCTCGTCGATAGATAATATCATAATTTTTGTTTTGAAACATATCTTCTACAATGTGTTGTTGCCATGCATATTGGATTGGAATTCGAACAAACGGTTCAATAATCTCTTTTGATGTCTTTTCGAGAAACTTTTTCACTATTGATTCGCGAAAAAGTGCTTTCTTCTTTTCATGCTCATCTTGTCTGCGGTTTTTGAATACATCAGCAGTAGGAATCTCTTGTTCTAGTGGTCTCTTTTTTGTCAATTCCATTTTTTATAGTATTTTATTTATGTAATTTATACATCGTTTTCTAACACAAACTTGACCAAGTTGGGAAATGACATGGATTCAAAGTCAATGAGGATAGGGCGTCGTATAATGACATATTCCAAAAATACAAACATCTTTTGTTGACATAAAAAAATGTCTTTTACGCTAAATTGATCTCCAGTTAACCAAGAAAATATTTCCAGATCCGGCACACAGTCTTCAAAACAAGTCGAGGTCATCAATAGTGCAGTTACTCCTACTAATTGCAAATCATCAACGGTTTTGACCAGATTAGACATCAAGACCTCATAGAGGATCTGAACAGTCGTCATAAATGTATACTTGCTCCACTTTTTTTCACGAACTACTTTTGCCAACCAATCCACAAGTTTATGTTTCTTTATAGGCCAATTAGTCACCTTTCCAGCCATAACCTTGTCCAATTCTTGTTGCTTGACCACTGGCCAAGTCTTGAACGGCAACGGCTGTCCCATTGACGGCGCCTCCTCCAGTTGAAAAGCCTTGCGAATTTCTTGCAACGTGGGACGGTGGTGGGGATTCTTATCAACTGCCTTAATAAGCACTGATTTCCACAAAATCGCACATTGTGGCCACTTGATGAGATTCTTCTTGTCTGTGGCAAACTCGGCCCAGTCGAATAAATGATGACAGTCTGGCATGTAGTTTAAGATCAATGCCAGTACAGTAGCGGCAAATGAGTAGATGTCTGATTCAACAGTGTCTATGGTACCTTTTCGTGATGGTCCCGCCTCTGGTGCACAAAATCCATAACTGCAATTACCTCCGGTACGTGTTGAAACTTTTGCAGAGTTGGAAGAACCAAAATCAATCAAGTAATACTTTAAGCCGTCTGTTACAATATTTGGTGGTTTGATATCTCTGTGCAATAATCCAGAGGCATGAAGTCGTGACAAGGCAAGAGTAATGTGATCCACCAGTTTTGGTAATTCTAGAGCCATGATTTTACGATTCCATTTGGTCAAAGAAGAATCTTGTTTAAATACAATAGCCCACATATCATTTTGCATCCTAGGCATTTCCAAATCAACCAAAAAAGACCAAGCATAGTCAGAATCTGGATTTGGATCAACGGATAAAACAGTACCACTCAAAAATTCAGGCACTATATTTGATGGCAATCTACAATAGAAATTGCATTCACGTACTGTACCGTGACCAAGACCTTCTGAATTGTCAGCGTACATGATTTTATGAACAACCTCTCCACCTTTTTCTTCTTCACTTTCACTTCCACTTCCAGTGGGATTTGTAGTGGTGGTGGCGGCAAAAACCCTACAATATGCTCCAGAAGAGATTTCCACCAGTGACTTTTTTGCACCACGACTCATATCTTCACTGGCCACTCTTTTCTTTACCAATGTCTCTTCTTCCTCAATAGAGACGTCTAAACGCATTGCACACACGATGCCGGATACTGAGCACATGGTACAGTGGAAACGTTAAACCATTGTACGAAATTTGGATTATTGTAACCACCAACTAGTGAAAGAAGAAATTTTACATAAGGTGAATTGGCAGACATTCTGTCCATCTGTGGACCAAAGACGTATCGAACTGGTCCATTGGTGCCACAACAATAATCGATGATAACTGGAACAACATTGGTAAAAAGTCCACTACGCAATCCGGCACGAAAGGCATTAATGTATTCACTTTCTGAGAAACGTGAACACAATTGACGAGACCGTGCCACAATCTCTGCCTGACTGGATCCGCCGCCTTGAGAGAGATTGTAGATGGCCTCAATTAAAGTATAGGTGGGATTTGTACATCTAAATTCATCAGCATTAAAGATGGGGAAGCAACTAGAACAAGCATCTGCCACTGAAAATGGAATACTACGGTAGTCATGATACAAGTTGACAGGACGTGCACCAGATATTTTTGCAGACATGGTCTAGTCTGTATTTATTGTATAAATGATAAACAATAAAACGATGGCAGACGCATTTCGAGAACGTTTACTCCACGTTTTAGATGGATTACGGCCACAAACCGTTCCCTTAGTCTCTCAACCTACACCTATTATATTACAAACAGCATCAGCAACGCCTGCTCCATTCGTGCAGTCGAGTGGAGTGGTACAATACAAGTCGAACAAAAAAGTGCCGTGGGAATTGTTATTGCTCAGTGCACTGTTGGCTGGACTAGGTGTAGGATTTGCAGTAGCGACATTGGTTCAATTACGTAAAAAAGATTCAACAGTTTGATGAAAATAAATGACCACCATCGCCCCACGTTTGGCACCTGAAGACACATTGGCAACTTACAACAAAGTTAGTGTGATGAAAGAAGCAATATCACATCTACGAGTCAAGGATAAGCGAGCCATTTTCTTATTGATGCGCACTGCTGCGGATCAATTAACAGTTGACACCTTTTTCCCGCTCCAGGGTTTCACTGCTGGAGAGTTTGCAGTGGGTCAGGTACTGGCAGAAAATAACAGAAAGTCAGCCTCTACTGTACCGTTAAAAGTTGTTGAGACAAAAGAAGAGGATGAGGAAGAAGATAACAATGATGATGATGAAGAAGTGGTTCCTCCAAAACCTAAAAAAGCCAGAACTAAAAGTAACACCAGATCACCCAAAAACAAAGTTTTGAAACGGCGTCGTCCAACAGAGCCAGTGAAATAAGAAAGTACACACATAAATGTCAACTACAAAAAAACAAGGACGTAAAAAAGCACCTCAAGTATGGCAATCTGAGGAACCAATTGACACGGAAGGTAAAAAAGTTCAGTTCATTGCACAATGCAGCAAATGGCTCAAAGGTAATGTTGTGGGGTCAACTCGAACTGGGACTGGAATGAACCCCTATCGTCATCCAACAATTTCTGCAACATCAGTACAATCTCCAATTTGTGGTATTCTAATGCAGCCAAGTTATGAATTTTTCCCAATCTCTGAAACCATTCAAGTGACTTGTACATTTTGTAAAACTCCGCTGCCGCACGTGCAGCATTATTTTAAAAACAATTATACTCGTTTGCCGTGGACACCAATGTGTGCGGCTTGTCATGCAAAACCTGAATTTTAAAGAAAGAATAACAAATCAAATGTCACAACAGCAGCAAAATATTCCACCACCGGTTGCCAATACTAGAGAAGCATTTCAGGCAGCACTTCATTCCCCAGAAAATATTCAACCACTTTCAAAAAGTAAGGAATGGTTGCAAAAGATTGTCTTGTCATCGGTTGGTCAAGGAGTAATTGGTGGACTATTCATTTTGATTTTTTTATATTTCTTTAATCCACCAATTGTCCAAAGCAAATCCGAGACAGATATTGAAAAACCGACACGAGATATGAAAAAGATACTTATCTGGAGTACCATTACTACAATATTGATTATCACCATTCCGATAGGATTAAACCTCTGGAAAAAGCGTTCACAGTCACAATAGTGGACTTGTTCAGTGTGACAATAAAGAATGGCAACCGTAAAAGAGGACGGAGCCAGATATCTCTATGTGGGTATTTTTACTGATGAAAAAGTATTGCAGTTCACCCAATTGCTGGAATCATTAAGTGATCAATGTTTTCAAGAACTACATCAAATTGCAGCACAAAAAGTTGGTCTTCGTTCTATGCCTTCAGAAATGCCCACCTCGTCTCCATATGGTCTGGCATTTTTAACTGGTCTTGGGGCCATACAAAATTGGAACAGTGTTATTTTGCAACAACAAGTGGATGAATTAAAACTAAAGTGGCCTTACTTGGATGACTTGTTTCGTTATACTGTGGTGAGATACTTGCAAGAAGTCTATTCGAGAGAGAAACCACAGACCATAAAGATTAATGTGCCACCACTTAGAGATTTTGTTCATCAGTTTTATATTCAGGTTGCTAACAACCCACTAACACGTAACCTCAAGTATTTTTCAACTTTTGGTATGGAAAAGAAGAACATGATTATTGATGCTATTCGAAGTGCATTGTTTCATATTCTGGAACACCAAATTGACTATAACACTTCTCTCCAAATTCCTCAATCCTTATCCTTTACCAGACCCATCCAGGAACCTTACCGTACAGTACCACCTTCCCCTCCCCAACGAGGTTCCTCATTCTGGGGTCAACAAAGTGACGCTCCACCACAACAAACCAACGAGCCCACTCTGGATGAAATGGTGAAACGATTGACACAACAACCACTTCAAAGAACATCATCGCATTATCATCTTGAAAAGGAGGATGAAGAAGAAGAAACACATCCACCACCACAAAAGAAATTGCCACCTCGTCCAAAACCCAGAAAGACATTCGTTGACGAAAAGAAAGCGGTGCTACCACCTATCAAGACATTAGTTGGCGAAAAGAAAGAAGGACCCATTAAAACACCACAAAGTGAAAAGAAAGAAGGATCCATTAAAACACCAGTAAGTGAAAAGAAAGAAGGACCCATTAAAACACCACAAAGTGAAAAGAATTTATTGCCACCTATCAAGATACCAACATCGAGTGGGAAAAAGAATGTCAAGACAATTGAGATGGATGAATCACAATCACCAAAAGAAAAAGAAGAAGAACTCGAAGAGCCACGAATGTTTGAAGATGAAGAAAATGATGCACGTTGATAGAGAATGAATCATGGTATGATCTGCATTTTATTAATATAAACATGTCAAATGACTGCTGTGGACAGAAATGAAGTTACAGTTGCGAAAATTTGATTTCAAAACCATGCCAAAAGATGGCCGTATTATCATGGTGATTGGTAGACGTGGAAGTGGTAAAAGTACCTTGATTGAAGATTTATTGTACAATTTGCGACACCGATTTGATTTTAGTATTGGTATGTCTCCCACCAGATCATCTACCGAAATGATGGAAAGCCACATGCCAGACAGTCTGGTATTCAATGAAGGGTTTTCAAAAGAGCAATTTCAGAAGATGTTGGCTCTTTCTGCACTGTTGGCACGTAAAGGAAAGACACGCAACGGATTGTTGGTTCTTGATGACTGCAACGCAGACAAGGAGGCTTTCAAAAGCAAGAGTATGCGAGATGCTTTTATGAATGGTCGTCACTATGGTATGAATATTATATGGGCAATGCATTATTGTATGGATATTTTACCAGATTTACGTACCCAGGTTGATTACATATTTGTCTTAAAAGACAATATTCGCAAAAACAAGGAGCGATTATATAATAACTTTTTCGGTATGTTTGAGAAACTTGACGACTTTATTAAAGTAATGGATCAATGTACTGACAATAACGAATGTCTTGTTCTAGACAATACTTCACCTAATCCAGATCCACGAAGTTGTCTTTTTTGGTACAAGGCGCAGAAACATCAACCTGAATTTCTCTTGGGCCGACCTGTATTTTACAAATTGGCAGATTATTATCGTAAACCAGAGAATAGTGAAGAGGAAGATGATATACTCAAAGTTCGTATTCGTCCTGGCTATCAATCTACACTACCAACTTCTGGAATGCCTGCACTAGGTTACACCAACGATGCCAATCCGCGAGTTGAATTTGTAGAAAAGAAGGATCATACCCATCAACCACAGTTACAACACGATGCTTTTGGTTGACAATCGTCTGACTTCTTGTTGTTGCTGATACAGTGACCGTTCCAATTGTCTAATTCGTTCTTCATACAATGTATGTTGTTGATTATGTTGTATCTGTAACTGTTGTATTTGTTTTTCTAATTTTTCAATAAACGTCTCTTTTTTCTTCAATTGTTGTTGAAACTGTTGAATTACGTCTTGTGCTCCAATCACACTGGTTTCATAAAATGTTTTTATCTCCAGATGATCTTGTCTCAGACGTTCTTTTTCTTGAATCAATTCATTACAACGAATTGTCATTTCTTCCACAGAGGTGTTGAGAGTGTGTAATTTAGATGCTAAGATAGTCTCTTGTTGAGCCAACAAACCTAGATACTTTTCTCGTTCTTCACGAACTTCATTTTTGTATGTTTCTTCCAATTTTTTAAACTCTTTTTCTCGTTCCTCAGACACTAATCTGGTCTCTTCCTTGAGTTTAGACTGTTCTGCAATCAAGACCTCTCGATTTTGTTGTAGTGTTATAATTTCGTCCATTTCTGGAGGGGATAGAATCGGCTCAAATGAGACTCGTGAATCAAACGAAACTCGAGAGTGAGATCGAGAGGTATTTTTAGATGGACGGGAGAGACGATGTTTTTGTTTTCGAATCTTGGCTAATACTTTGTAAAATGTCTTTTTGATAATCATTGCACGTCGCACCATTCGACGCCACTGGTAACGAATTCGGATTCCGTGCAGTCTCTGTTGCAGATACAAGATTGTACGTATCCCGCCTTTGAGACGATCACGTTGACGTTTTTTGATCCATTGAGAAATAGACAGTAATAGATCTTGAGGTGGCGCACGAGTATATTCCAACACCTTGTCTACAATACCTTGTTGTCCAGAACGAAAAAAGATCTTGGTCAAGCCTAATTGATACCAGTGATTCCCACTGGTGCTTTTTTCTTTGCTCTTTACTTCGCTGTCACTGCAACTGTACTTCATAGTGTACTTGAACAATGCCTCGCAAATATTTCGCAGATACATTGGATGGGTCAATTCGTAGGAGATGAGTAATGATAGTGGGGCCAGAAGTGGTGTGGCAACGTCTCTATATGACAGACGAAATGGATATCCAAATTTCAACATCTCTACAGCCTGCAACAATCCCGATAATCTAATCTGCGGTTCTATATATGTCCAATCAAAATCTCCAGCACATTGTCTTGGATTGGGATTAATACAACGTACAAAAAATGGTGTCGTGCTTTTTAATGTCTCTAACAACAATGTCAACTGACCTTGAAACACTCTTCCAACACTAGTGAACCGTGATTTCTGTTGTCCTTTGAAAGAAACTGTGGCTGCAGACTGCACAAATTGGTTGCAAGACTGTTGAAGTAATGTTAAGAGATCTTGACTTTTTGTGTCATTGTTTCGTGACAAGAATTCAGTTGTGGTGTAAGTGACAGTACCAGCGAAATGTTGAATTGTAAATACTGAACCAGAGTTGATTTTCGTTCGTTCGAGTCGTGGATGACCGTGATGAATAGAATAGATATTGTCAGTTAAAATCTGTGGACTACCTTTTGGCATGATGCAGACGGAATCAAGCAAATGAATAATTCCAGATGGTCTACCTTCTAAAAGTTGCAGCGTGTCAACATTTTGGGTATTTTCAAGTGAAATGGGTTGAAAAATGATGTACTCTGTACGGTACAACTCTTGTTCTGTATCAAGGATGTAGTAATTGAAAAAATGTTGTAATTTCTCGTTTGCCAGATTGATACAAAACTGTTCAAATGAATTCATTTTAAACGATTCAAATCCAAATACATCCAATAGTCCAATCCAACATGTCTGTGATACTGGTAAAGATGGAAATTGTCCATTCATCTTGTCAATAATTGACTGGAATAGTGATGTGTAAAGATACTTGGCCATACTGTCACGGTTACCTGTTCCATCACTAACTGAATACTTAACTACGACTGTTTCTTTACCAACCACCAGTTTTCTGGTCTCGAGAAACATGCGTAATTCATCTGTTCCAAGACCTAACAATTGTGCAGTTGTTTGAAGATATTGTGTCTTTGGTACAAACGTATCGCTGTGAGTTGAATGATCGTGTTCAATGTTGCCGAGATACAATATACCTAGACATAGATCCCATACCAGAGATGATTGAATACCAAAACTTTGCAACGTTTGGTCAACAGTCTGGAATTGAACAATCAATTGCTGGTGAGATATCTCGTCCAGAGTATCTGCACTTGCACCAAGATATCGAAATCTCTCCCGTGGTGCCTTGATAATTGACAAACCATAAAAAATATGAAAATTTCGTTCTCCTTCCGGTACAAAGGTGAGTCTGGATCGTTCCAAGAGATAAGTCTCAGTGTGGGCAGTTGCAACAGTTTTCAGAGTACTTCTCTCGTGCTCTGTAAAATGGATTTTCACAAACTTGGCAAATCTACTTGAATTTTTGTTTCGCAAGGTTTGTGCATTGCCAAATGCCTCAAGTACTGGATTTGAATTTAAAACGTGTTGAGTGACTTTGTTACCAGATACAGATCCGCTGCACAAATAACGAAGAACCTGTTTACTAGAAACTGTCTTTCCAGACCCACTCTCACCACAACAAATAATAGACTGTGGCTGATGACATAGTGTTCGAGGATCGAGGTGGGTTAATTGATCAAGGGCGCATTGTGCAATTGCAAAAATGTGTGGATCTTTGTAGTTTTCGCGATATCTATGAATATCATAGAGTGCAATATCTGCATAGGGATTGACTGCTATGAGAACGTTGCTTACAAAAGTATAAATGCGAGACTTGTTATAACGAAATTCCAGAGCGTGGAGTAAATTCGGAATATTGAGGTCACGTAGACTTGTCAAATCATCTGTTAGTGCTAGTGTTAATCCGTCCTGGTGAGGAAACGTCAAAGATTTATCAATTTGTCGTGGTGCACTTTCACCAGTTACCCAAACTGAAACCGTTACATTATTATTTTGCAATTCATCTTTGACAACTGTGCCAACTGTATAAAGTTTGATTGGTGATGGAACCCAAACATTTACTTTTGCCATTGTGTGTGTGTGTGTGTGTGTGTGTGTGCGTTTACTCTTTGTACACTCAAACTGTTTTTTCAATCAAAAAAATGTCGCACAGTAAAAGTCTTCTTTCACACACCGAACGCTGGGCGACATTGTCTGCCGATCAATTAACAAATGATGCCAAGAAACATCAACATTACAAGTTGGCGCTTACTACTGTCGATGCTGTCACTCCGTCGTTAATGAAAACAGAAGAAGGTTATCTTTCCGAAACTGGAGATGTACAAGTGTTTTTATATGTTGCTCTAGATGATGCCAGTAAACATGTCCTGACATCAATTATTGTCCCTCACTGCGAAACAGCCTCAAAGAAAGAGGGAACCCCAGAGAGGGACTCGGAGAGAAAGGGAACGAATCAAGATAACAAGAATCAACAATACAATCCACGATTGACAGTTTACAACGAAGCCGCACGATCACTGATTGCTGCATTCTTGTGTGACTTTCCCAATGCACTTTTTAGTGTGGATGGTGGTCTTCCTCTAGTTTTGTTTCTGCAAGAACAGAAATTGAAACGTTACGTTACATTAGAAAATATGATTGAAGCCAGCAAATTGGGTATCAAGAAAATTGTTATTGCAGTACCCAAGGCTTCGTCTTCAATTACGCAACGTCCTAGAGGGTGTCATGAATAAAGTGAAAAAGAAATAAAGTAAAGTAAATTATGTGTGTTTTATTGTACTTGACGTTGTTTCATAAACGCTCGCAAAGAGCCACGTTTGACATCTAACGATGGCTGTTTTGGTACAAGAGGTAATTCATTTGTTGAAGTTTTGGTTTTCTTTGCAGTATTATTGTTAGTAACCACAGTTCCAGTAACACGCCCCTTTCTCTTTGTTGTAGTAGCCTTCATTGTGCTTCCACGTTGCACTTCAACCAAAGGAGCAGTCTTTGCTACTGTTGTAGCAGCCACTGGAAGTAATTTCTTTTGTTCCAAGAATTGATCATAGGCGGGAGCCAATGGTTGACACACATCCATATCCATGATACCATTATCAACAACCAGTGGTTCAGTGGGGGCTCGTAATCCGCGAATCTGCCATCTTTCTTCATCCGGCTTTTGTAAAATGCCAGGAAATGATTCCACAGTGGCAACAGTCGATGTATCCTTACTGTCTGTTGGCATTTCTTGTCGACGTCGTTCTTCAAAGACCATGGCCCAGGTGATAAAAGGAGCATGTTGGGTAATAACTTGTATTCCTTGTTTTGCCATCCCACGAAACGCTTCCGTATCCAAGTCACCACCAAGACGTTTTAATCGAATTTGAGGAGGTGCTGGAATGACTGTTTCCTTAATGCCCATTTCACGACAAAATTGGGCTAGGTATGTCAGTTGATTTGGTGTGTTGTAAGTGGAATGCTCAATTGCATATCTTTTGACACAGGAGGGAGAACAGAAAATACCATAACCCACATATTCGCCACGTTCGGCACGATAATCGGTAGGAAGGAAAAACGGTGCTGAAGTAAATCCATCAAGACAATGATAGCAAGGTAATGACGTAGCCGTGGGCCATTGTTTTATCTCACTTCCTTCACAATACAATGGATGTGAGACATAGCGTTTACTCAATTGATCTGGTGTTTGTTGATAGGGTGCGGAACAAATTACTTCAAGACGTTTAACTGGTGGGAGGATGGATGTGGGTGATGATAATGATAATGATAATTGTTTCTTTTCCTCCATTTTTTGACAAGAATGAAAATAAATTTCTCGTTCCTCTTATTATCTGATATTATTATATTGTGTTCAATCTTACTGCAGTAATTTCATAACAGACATACAGAAAGAGCACGATAACTAACATAATGACTAGTACCAAGAAACGCAAGTACGATGAAGTTACAGATTGTGACAATGAGATCAATGATTGGAAAGACTTTATCACTCTTCGCAAAGTGACGCCAGAGAACAATGATGAAGTGGTGCATCAAGGATTTCTAATTGTCACTCAACTAGATTGGGAAAGCACAGTTCGCAATCTTGTTATTCGTTCTGGTAATGTGATTTACAAATTATGTGAACATGTTACAGGTTACGAGCATATACTATCTTATCGTATGTTGGCTGAAGCACCAGATGACTGTCCATTTATCATTCGTGTGTCCTTTACATTAGACAGTTCTGCACTGGCACACATTCATCAATTTGATTTGATGGTCTCACCGAAACGATTCAATTTTGCCATGAAAGAAATGGGCATCTATCCGTGTGAAGTGATTGTTAACAGATTGATTCGTGGCGCTATGACTCGCCCCTTTAATGATGGTAATGACCTGAAACTGACTAAAATTCAAGAAGAAAAAGACTTGTTAATGTGGATGCAAGGTATAGAATATGGTATTGAGAATGGATACAATCAAATTGAATTGAATCTTAGTACTGTTCAAATTCCTGGTACAAACTGGATGTATAATCGTGAAACTGACACTATTGAACAACGTCAACAAACTCCGTTGACAGATATTCACTATGGTGGTGGTTTAATTATCAATCATGGTGTTCCGCCTTTCCGTGCATTGCTATCGCTGGTGGACAAAGATACGACTTTACCTCAAAGTGGTGAACTAGTACCGACACGTGCCACCTTGTTAGTTGTGCCATTTGACGTACCTGCCCAATGGATCGATGAGTGTAAGAACTGTGGATTAACAGTCAAAATTATTCTGTCCAGACGAGATTTATGCAACTTCACAACTCAAAATATTCAAGAAGCAGACGTCGTCATCACATCATACCAATTATTGCGCTCGAAAAAATATGACGACATCGTTCATTCATTCTTTAGCCGTGTGACTGCTGATGAAAATGTAATCCCTTCTACGTCCTCTGCACTAAAATCCGTGTGTCGCCATCTCAATCTGCAAATTAAAGGCTACGCCAAAGGTCCAATTCTTCCACTTCAATGTTTCCAATGGCAACGTATCATCTACAACAATGTGAGTCTTCTTGTTGACGATCTTTTCAAGTCTCAACGTGCACGAGTGGTGCCGAAATTGTATTCGCGAATTGTGTGGGGGTTGGTACAAGACAAACTAGATCTGTCCAAACAAGGTGCCTTGGAAAAATACTGTCAAGTCTTACAATGTAAACCACCTTTTTGGAATCTGGGTGTGGTGACAGCCATTGCAGACAATATAATGTGTCGCTTTGAACCTGAACAAATTCAATTCCGAGAAGTGGTGTATTTAATTGAATTGACACCAGGAGAACGACAGGGTTACGAAAAGTATGAATCATCTGGCGCAAGAACACAAGTGTTGGCCTGTACCTATCACCACTTTGATGATAGATTAGGTCAGATTCATCACGCCTCCTTTAAAAACACCATCGAGATGTTACGCAAAAAGAAACAATATCGAGTAGAAGAAAGTCGAAACACATTGCAGGTGGTCACGTCATCTTTGGAAGATGCTAAACGATCTCTGCATGAAAACAAGACTCTGTTGGACAGTGTAATGGCGGCCCACGCAGAAACAGAGGAGAGGGAGGGTGACGATGAAGATGTTTATAGTGGTATGTCGGACGACATGGAAGAGTTGATGTTTGAAATTGATGACGAGGAGGAACGAATAGAAATTTTGACAGAGCGTAAAAAGATTGCCAAAAATCGAATTGATAATAGTGGTCAAAGTGCCCTATACTTTGATAGAATTGCAGCACAATTGAATCCCAATAATCTTGACAAGTGTCCCATTTGTTTTGAAAAGAATTGTGACACCATGACGATTTGTGCCCATTTGTTTTGTCGTGAGTGTCTATCTCGCCACTTTCAACAATACTCCAACTGTCCAGTCTGTAAAGATCATCTGTCTACTGGTGACTCGTGTCAAATTCGAGATGTTGGTGATGCTCCAAACGGAACTAAATTTGACGCCATCGTGCACAAAATCCAACAATGGAAAGATGACAAAATCATAATTGTGTCACAGTTTAGTCGTATATTGAAACCACTACAAGATATGCTGGATGAAAAAAATATTAAAAGTGTGCAACTGGTTGGCAATACTACAACACGACGTACAATGATTCAGAATTACAATAATGGATCAACTCAAGTCATGATGGTAAATTTGGAACATCAAAGTTCAGGAATGCGAATTGGCAAAACAGATCACTTGGTTTTTATTCATGCCTTGACAGGCAACACTACATCACAATTATATAATTGTGCACTGTCTTTGGTAACTGGCACACCTACAGTTCACTGGTTTCTGGCCAAGAATACGATTGAAAAACCTTATCGCCAGCCACAGGTCGTTACTCTTGACGCAACAACATAAAATTCTTCTTCAATGTCGTGAATACAAAAATATAGCCATTGGCTTGTACAATAAAATTGTTTGTTTTTTCTCCACAAGGCGTCATATCATATTCTTTTGTTCTAAAAATCATGACAGATAATTTGGTATCAAATTGTTTGGCAAACTGTCTCGTTAATTCATTTGCTGACTGTTGGTATTCTTCAAAGTACTGTTCCACCAATCCTGCCAGAGTTGCAGTTCTGGACACATCAAAGCGATTGATAAGAATCTTCCAGTCCTTGTATTTTTTTGCTACACGATCAACCTTGCCCTGAGGTGTACTGTCATGGTATGCCTCTTTACACTCTTTGACTTCGGACTGCAAATTTGGATGCTCTAACAAATCACGCACTATGTAGTTTGGTTTGAAGACACGTTTTTGGTTACACAATGGACACTTGCCTCCCACTCTATTCTTACACAATTGACACAACGTGTGGCCACACGTCCCCACGTAAGCGTTGTAGGCGAGGTTGGTGCACACTGGACACGTTGGTCTTAATACTTCACCAGGAACATTATTCACACCGTACAATGAGTCGAGGTGGTGGCGCGGTGGCATTGGTGCTACGCCAATTGGTGAAACGGGTGCAGGATCAGACATGTTCATTTCTTTTCAATGTGCAATTCTTTAAGTATGATTCCAACGACCATGTGAGGTTCTATTTAGTGGAAAACAAATTCACTCTAGGAAAAGATTTATGATTCGATTTTACATAGTGTCACTTTGTACCATTTCTTGGACCAATGTATCAAATGAATATTCCGGTTTCCAGTCTAGTAATGTTTTGGCCATTTTGGCATCACTTTGCAGTGCATCTACTTCGGCTGGTCGAAAATATTTTTCAGCCACTCGCACCAATATTTTTCCAGTCACCTTATCAACTCCTACTTCATTCAATCCTTGACCTACAAAGTCAAGAGTGATTCCTCGAAACTTGAAGGCGGCAACTAAAAATTCACGCACTGTGTGCATTTCACCTGTTCCAATCACCATGTCGATTGGTGTGTGATGTTGTAACATTAACCACATGGCACGGACATAGTCTTTGGCATGACCCCAGTCTCTTCTGGAATTGAGGTTGCCAAGGTAGAGACAGTCTATCTCGCCACGTTCCAATTGTCCAATTCCACGTGTAATTTTACGTGTCACGAACGAGACACCACGACGTGGACTTTCGTGGTTGAACAAGATACCATTGACTGCAAACATTCCATATCCTTCTCGATACACTTGTGTAATAGAATAGGCGTACAGTTTGGCTGCAGCATAGGGTGAGCGTGGGTGGAATGGTGTTTGTTCATTTTGTGGTGGAGGTGATGAACCAAACAGTTCACTAGTGGAGGCTTGATAAAATTTGGTTGTTTTTGCCCACCCAAGCGATTGAATAGCATTAAGAATATTCAATGTGCCTAATCCATCTACTTGAGCAGTGTAGTGTGGCATCACAAATGAAACAGCAACATGACTTTGGGCAGCCAAATTGTACACCTCGTCTGGTGGTTGATTTTCCAAGATACTGATTTGTCTCAACGTGTCCACAACATTCTGAGCATCAATAATGTCACAATAATGAAGTGAAAACAATGGATGATTCATCAAGTGTTCAATTCGTGCTGTAGGTATTGTACTGGCACGTCGTATACAGCCGTGTACGTGATAGCCCTTATCCAATAGGAATTCAGATAAATATGATCCATCTTGTCCTGTTACACCAGTAATGACTGCCACCTGTTTTTTCGATTCCATAACTGTCTTTGATTTATTATTTAAAATGTGGGGGTTTCAAGAGATCAAAGCGAAGTGAGGCTACCAAGTGGACGCAATCGTTAAACAGTGGGTGAGTGTCGTTTATCCGAAAGTCTGCATCTGACCAAAATTGTAATACTGGCACTTGTTGTCTAGCAATGGTTTTCCAGACGAGGGACGTTATGCCACCACCAAACAATTCCCCTTGTCTTGTCCGGTTCTTGATACGAGAGAGATTTTATTCCAGAGTTGACGCCAAGTAGATAAAGACAACGTCTTGTACATTTCTTGTTTCATTTCGGCAAAGAGATATTTATCAGAAACACATCGGCGGGTTGCATACACAAATGTTTGACAAGGTTCTGGAATGACGTTTAACGTAATGAGTTTGAAACATGGTTGTAGATAAATTTATTGACCAAATACTCTCTCATCGACTATAACTAGATAAACGTGAAGAAATGCGAGTTGCACACTTGCCTAGCGTATAATCTGGGGAGGACAGTAATTGTTTCAATAAAGGTATAGTACTTTTTGTTGTAATTTGTTTTGGTACATTACGACGTACTAAACGAAATCCAAGAGTGGTTACAATTTGTTCTTCGGCGTCAATAAAATCATCTACCTTGAATCGCTGGCGAGAATGTTGGATTAATTCACCAAGTGGCATAGCATACTGTTCAAAATATTTACCTGCAACCCAGATGGCAACGTAGGCATACAGTTCAAATGCAATTTTGTTTTGTCCTAGTACTGGCAAACATTCTTTCCAAAAATCATCAAACATGTGTACAGCATGAACAATGGTCAGCGGACTAAAAGCGTAACTTGCACCCAAATCAATCAACATATCAATCGACTGCCGTCTGTCGTCTGCCAAAATACCGAATCTGTTCCAATAGTGTCCTGGAAACGGTACAGAGAGCATCTTAGGGACTGGGGGAACAGATGCCTCTTGAAAAAATTCATGCTGCAATGCATCTCCGACCGTGATTCGGTGAGCATCTCTTGACAAGATCATATTGTGAAGTAGGTCAAACAAGGATACTGGAATAAAAGATTGATATACCGCAAGTGTCTGCTGCCATTGTTCTGGAGTCGTTTGTGGATTGTTTCCTTCTACTGGATGCATTCCATGAAGAAGGTAAATAGTGGTGACTGCCAGTCCATAAACATCACCAGGTTTACCATAGACTTGACTATCCATTTCTGGTGGTCGAAAACATCTAGTTCCCATTCCACTAGTTAGTTTTATACCACGTGAGAACCAGCGACAAGATCCCATGTCAGACAGATAAATATTGTACAGAGTATCATTAGTAGACCGACGTTGCAACAAAACATTGTCTGGTTTAATGTCACGGTGAAGAACGTTGTAGGTGTGGAGGTAATTCAAAAAATTAAGAGCGCTCCACAACAATTGTCCAGCGAGACGTAATCGTTGTGAAAACGAAGGAGCAGGTGACTGTTCCAAATATTGTTGTAATGACATATCGGCAAGACCCATCCAAAGACAGACTTGGTGATCTTGTACTTCCATACGATAAACCGTCACCATGAAGGAACAATAAAATCTGGAATAAATATCACATTCACGAAGTGATGAATAACTCAACCCTTCGTCACGTTCTTCACGCAACATAATTTTTTTCGCATACCACCTCTCTGCCCAACACACCTTTTCAACTCTACCAAACGACCCCTGCCCCAATACTATTCTCGTCGCCACCATTTGTGTGGTTCCTGCCTTTGGGGTTACATTCCTCTTCGAGGCGCTGTGTAGCGTGGATGCCATGAATGTGAGATTTTACAAACTCTCTTTCGATATTTGTCACCAGATGACTTGGTGGTTTTAGACGCGCACGTCGTTCATTTGGTTGACGCTTTCGTATTGTTTCAGAATGACACCATTTGGCCATGGCCGACATGTACATATAATGCATTGTGTCTTTGATAAACCACAAGTACATTGGGCGATACCATAAATAAGTACCCACAACACCAGCGACAAGCGAGATTAAAAAATACATCTTATTTATTGTTGTGTGGTGTGATATCTCAATTGTTCGTAATAAACGATAAGTAATGAGTCAAGTGATCAAAGCAGCAGATGCTTTGTTGTTATACAATGTGACACGAAAGAAATATATGGCAAATCCACTTATCCGTCTCAAGCCAGACAAGACTCTCTTTGCCACTCCCCAGGTCTCTTCTTCAGCCACCGATGCTGGAATAATGTTGATTGTTGATGTGGGACGAATGGGTGAAGTTTTGTACACCGGAGAAACATTTATGTTACGCAGTGTCACTAGTCAGGTCGGTTCCCACATGTATCTTGGTGTGGATATGACTAGTAATTTGGGAAGTGAATTAGGTAACCGGGTGGTGTTTTTGCCACCTATTAATTTACGTCGTAATGGATGGAGAGCCATACCTGTACATTTGCCAAAAGATATGGTTCCACTGAAAANNATTATGGTGTGCCATACTATATCCAGTTTCAGTATAGTGAAAAAAATTTGTTGGTTTCACCAAACGATTCAAATCTCATGGTGGCAACGTATTACAGTCCAGAAATATATAGTGAAGAATGGGTATTTTTACCAACCACACAACTCTACACTTGTCAAAAAGATGTAGAACAATGTGTCCAGACTCGTGGCACTGACAATGCCTATCTACCTATTCAATGCAAAGACCAGAACTGTAGAAACTCCAATGATGAACGTGTATTTTTCAAACAACAAGATTGTAATTCAGAGTGCGGTATTCTGCCAACAGAATCTGCAACACAAATTGCCACCAAAGTGGTCGCTCCATCAGTAACACAGTCCAGAACCACTGCAGATGTGACGATTATCATTGTTGTTGGAATTATTTTCATTGGTGTGGTGATTGTCTTGTATTCACATTTCAAATCTCATTGACGATGAGTGACGCTGAAGAACAACAACCTTTTCTCTTTGACGAAGAAGAACAACCAAAGTCTAAGGCCAAACCCAAGGCTCCGACAAAAAAGAAAGAAAATCAAAAAACCAAGGTGAAACCCACAACAAAAGAAAAGAAGAAGAAACAAATTGATGAAACACCACAAAAGAAGAGAAAGAAATTAGTCAAACCTTCAATTGATGATGATGGTGACTTTGATGATGCAGAGGAGGAGGAGGACAATAAAATCGAAGATGACAATGAATCACAAAAAACCGAAGAATTAGAAGATGACATGGTGGTAGACTCTGAGGAAGCCAATCGTGCCATTGACAGTTTGGTCAACCCTCCAACTGAAGAAAAACAAGTCAAGGTGCCTCCTGTGCTACTGTCTCCTCCACCTGGAATGGACTTTGTCGTCACTATCCCCCACCCACAGGCTTTCAATAATCTGATCTACATCATGGCTCACGTTATTCAAGATTGCCACTTTACAGTCATGTCTACTCCAACCTTTTCTGGTCTGTGCGTCAACTCGTACGATTCTCGAGCCTGCTGCATGGTCATTGCTCGTTTCACTTGTGATGTCAAGATGAAGACGAGCGCGTTGCATTATTTCTGTGTCAAGATGGCTACGCTCAAGACGTTGTTGACGAGTGTACAGCCACGACAAATATTGGAAATTAGTCGTGCTGTTGGGGAGGCGAATATAAGGTTGACGGCTTATGATTCTCACGACATGACGCGCTACCAAGAATGTGAGTTGGGTACTTTGGATCGTGATCCAGAAAATGATGTGTTGGACAAGTTTGACAGTGATTATACTGTTGAAATTCAACTCAATGAATTTCGTGGATTAGTCAAAATGGCAAAAGATCTCAAGGCTGATGATTTAACCTTTGAAATTTTGGAACCCAAGGAACGTGGTGATTTACGCTGCTCCTATCTGGTGCTGACTATCGATGGAGAAGCCAAGTGTCGCAATGTGTACACTTCTATCACAGAGTGGGACACTGAAACCAAGACGGAAACATCTTCGGTTGTCATTCGAACTGCTGAACAGACGGCTGGAGATCACAAGAGAATGCCTCACGTAGATTTATTGACTAAAAAATTGGAGGAACGGTTTAGTATTACATATTTGACCAACTTTATGGCTTCTATGAAGCGTGATATGTTGACGATTCGTTTATCTTCTAAAGGTGAACCAATGGTCTTGTATCATCCACTTGGTGGTGATTCGCACGTCTCGTTTGTGTTGGCTCCACGCGCCAAGGATGAGCATGGTAATCCTATTCACTCAACAGATAGTGAAGAATCGAAGAAGGCTACTGCAGATGAATAAATGTGTGTAAATAATTTTTTTATTGTATTTAAAAAAGACAAAAATAAATAAACATTTGATCAAAAAAATGACATCTAGTGAAACGCCAACTAGTTTACAAGGATATATTCAACAACATCGTAAAGAATTAAAAAATAATCAGATTACTATTGACGAAAAAAAAACCAAGATTAAATTTCTGGAACAAGAAATAACGCGCTGTACTGGTCGTCATCAAATCCGCCACAAGTTCGATCTGGAAGAAGAAGTGAAACTATTAAAGGAACAAGTGAAAGATTTGGAATCAAATAATACTCTGTGTGACTATGATGAAAAAGTAAAACCTTTTCTTCAAGAACAATCTCGATGCAAAGAAATCTTTCGTATGGAAGATCGACTGGGTAAGAATGTTGACACTGTTTCGTCTCAACAAAAACGGCGACGAGATGGTAGTATTGTCAACAGTGATGTTAATCGATTAATGTCATTTGTGCGTAAAAAGGCCAAGACAGATCAATTATTATATGAAACTGGCACTCAGAAGACTCGTGTAGTTGACGATTATCTAATGACTTTGGAAGGACATGCACCACCCATGATTATCAACAATGAGGATTTGTGTGAGAGATGCCACGAGCCACTGATTTTGGAATCTGAACAATCTATATTGGCTTGCAAGACGTGTGGTACCAGTAAACGATACATGGATGCCACCAACAATGCCACTGCCTATGGAGAAGAAGTGGAGTTTTGTGCCTACTCTTATCAACGTATCAATTATTTTAACGAGTACCTAACCATGTTCCAAGCCAAAGAAACTAGTCAAGTGGCCCAAAAAGATATGGAAATAGTCATGGCGGCACTGTGGGAGGAACGAATCTATGATACGGCACAGATCTCTTTGGAAAAGATTCGAGAAATTGTGCGCAAAAAACGAATGAATCAAGTGTACAAACAAATTACTCAAATTTGGTGTCGTATTACTGGTAACTTGCCACCTCGATTGACAGCCAAACAAGAAGAAAAGTGTCGACGAATGTTTCGTGCTATTCAAGAACCCTACGAGCGTCACTGTCCACCAGAGAGAAAAAATTTTTTTTCCTACAACTACTGCATGTACAAGTTTATGCAGTTGTTAGGCTATCCACAATTCCTCAAGTACTTTACGCTACTCAAAGATATTCCAAAACTCAAAGCAATGGATGACATCTGGCGAAAGATTTGCACTGATTTGGAATGGGAATTTATTGAATCACCTCGTGAATAATTACCCACTCTGTGATTTGCTTTTTTGTGAAAGTGCGGTGATTTTATTTGTATTTTGTACTATTTATACGAATAAATATCAACTATCTGCCAAATGTCACTTTCAGATTCTTTTTTAATTGATCCCCCACCAAGTATGTTGCCAAACAATTTTGGAGACTTGGTGGCGTCCATTACTACTACTGCTACTACTGCTACTACCGCTACTACCACTATATCAAATGTTGTTGCAGATGATAATACTACAGTATCACAGAGTGCAGAAACAATTGACGATATCAAGATTATTGACATGTCCAAGAAATCCTCGTATTATGAAACTCAAGACACAAAATCTTTGTCCCAACTCAGTGTCAAGGAACTGCGAGAATACTGTCGACAACAAGGTCTCAAGTCAACCGGAAATAGAAATGTACTGGAGGCCAGAATACGCAGTCACAATACTGAATCCAAGACTTTACAAGAGGAGTAAGTAGGGTTGTCGTCGGTTGTGTAAAACAATAGAGTGTCGATGTATCAAAGTGGGATGGAATTGTATAATCCCTATCAATTGGCACATCACGGGGTTGCTGCAACAAACTGGATTCAACAATTGACAAATTGGACTCCAGTACGCTTTATATTGGATGCAGGACAGTATTTTTACAACACGATTATTTTACGATCATTGGCTAAGTTGTACATTTATGGTCCATCTGTGGCTGGTGTAGGTGGATGGCAAGGTAATAGTCCAGAAACCATATGCAGTCACCTTACCAGATCCAGCGCACAATTTTGGTCAGAAAACCTAACTGAATGTTATCGTCTTATTTCGCAACAATTTTACAGTTGGGTGGTTGTTGTCGAATTTATCTTGTATTTATTTGTGTTTGTCAAATGTGTACAACTGTCTTGTCGATCTTGCTGCACTCGTAAATAAAGTCTTTTTTGTTACACTTGCGCTACAAAGAATGCCTGTCATTTATTCACAAAAAACTGGAACAAAGGGATTTTTTCCTTGTTCAAGAACCTATAAACAAACTATTACACGTGCAATACAAACTGGAGACACTCTACTTGCCAATGAACTATTTCAACAAGGTCATAAGTTGGTGTGGCAATATCAACCCAGTTTGGGACAGTACGTAAACAAGTACTGGCCTTCTTCCACTCTGACCATTGCAGAGTATCAAAGGATTGCACGACTAACACCTTCTCAATTAACCATTAATGACGTCAACCAACAATGTGGGCAGAAAAGAATACCACGCCCAAGTGCCTTTATTGGTCCGCAGATTGGAATGGTGAGGGGCGCCACACGAAACATGGGGTTGGTACAGACACAGTCCTACGATACTGCATCAAGGTCTGGGTTTCCAGTACAGGGATTCAAGGGGAGGGCACTTTATGCACCTTCACCTTTTCCACAACAAGTAAATGAAGATGGAGTGTACTATCCCACTACTGAAAGAGCACAAGTATGTTCGTCAGAGGTGCCATGTACAGATGGTTTGGTCTGTGAAAGTAAAGTCTGTGTCATACCCAAGGCGCAACGACAGTGTCCACCATTCCAGTATCCAGTCACATTAAGAGATAGTTCTGGAGAATTTACAATTGATAATCCATCTGCGTTGCGAACAGTTAAGACGACACGTTACTCTCCATATTGGAATGAATGGTATGACACATGTGTACCACCAGATGAATATTCATCACAACGGTGGATCTTGGATAAAAGGTTACGTCGTTACATTGGGTTGGCTCTCGATGTGAAGTTAATTCCAGAACCAGACTGGACCATGGAATCATCGTCCCACGAAATACTTCATGATCCAGCCACAGATGCACCATATTATCTATCTGAAGAAGATGGAAATGTTGTGAGAGTGTACAAACTCAAGAGTGCCTACACACCCCGCCTCGCCTCTGCCAGCGCCGCGACACAAGAAGAAAAGGAATCGCAGCAACCACAAACTCAAGAAGAGACGCAAGAGGAATCACAACAACAGCCATTTACACAGGAAGCGTCTCCAGTAGAAAATGATCCCGATGCACTGGTGGCTGCAGCACTGTCTGCACTTCTTGATTAACTATTCTGTGAGTTGAATTCTATTAAAACACAAAAAAGACATTTATTTCAAAACAATGGAGTGTGAACAATGTGGTAGCCAAGACGAAGACAATTTGAAGTGGTGTTATCGTTGCGATAAGGCATTTTGTCAAGACTGTTATGCAATTGTTTCTTGTCAATGCATTAATTGTTATTGTCGTAAGTGCCTTGGAGAGGATGGCGATGTTGTATGTGCAATATGTGGCAACGATTTTACCAAGGAACTTAAAAATGGACCTAATCAAGTATGTGAAGACTCACCAGAAGACTGTCTGTGCAAGACGTGCGACAATCTTTCAGATCATATCAAAGAAGAACGGTTGAGCAAAGGAGAACATCCAAACTATTTGCGCTTTCAAGGCGTGCTGGATTAGAAACCGAAACTGGATGCACAATAATAAGGATAATAGGATACACATATTGATTGAAACAGTCGACGATGCAACCCATCATCTACCATAAAATGTTTCCCATCAAACGTAATTATATCGGTATCAACCACTTCTCTGCACTCTTTCTCACAACAATGAGCATACTGGACTGGTCTGTCAGTCTCAAGTTGTCCAATCTTTTTCTGTAATTTTTCCAGCAACGTTGCGCCAAACACAGTTGTGTGGTGCTGATTAAACAAATTATCTAGTTGTAATACCTGTTCTTGTCTCAATTCATCTGGCAGAAACAATCTGTCCTTCTTTTGCGAAACAGTTACAGAGAGTGACATTTAAAGTGGGAATTTATTAAGTGGTATTGCAAGTTTGAAACGCAGCCACAAATAACATATATTCATCAGAATAAATGACGTCAACTGCAAAAGAACAGGCTATTCGAGAGTTTGTTATCCAACAAGAATGCAGCAGAAGCGATAATCCACAAAAATGCCGAGAGCAACTGTCTGCAGAATTTGATACAGCCGAACAGATAATACTCAGTCCAATAATGTCTTATCAAGTTCAAAGGGATTCAGAAGAATGGGATGACCAAAGTTATGATCAATAAAATTTTTATTTTGTAACTTTTTTCTTGCGAGACAAGATCGCAGCCACAATCAAGAGCAACACAAATCCACCCGCTATACCACCAATAATTATCCACATTTGCTTCTTTTTGTCTGTGCACGAACCTGGATCGCTGGTGCTGACGTATTTCAAGGTTGACAAGGGTGTACATTGTGGTGATGAGTAGGGTACCAAAGACAATGCACCATTAATATTCACCAAATAATTAATACCTGTACTAATATTGACTGCCAATCCATCCGGTGCTAAAAGCCATCCTCCCGCCTGTGTACCATCGGCAGTCAATGATGGAAGTGACCCGGCGGTGGGAGTTGTCAAGTGATACATTTTACCAGAAATACAAGTCGATAGTCCCAACCCACCTTGTCCACCACTTAGATTTTGTGCATAAGTCCAGGTTGCGGCGCTAGTGCCGAGTTTTACACCTTTTGTTCCATCTGGCACCAAGTACATACCATTGTTTCCGATATTGTAAAATCCACCATTGGTAGCAACTGGTTGTGCATTACAGGACGACATTTACAACATTGATGCACAAAATATTCATCCATCCAGAAGAAACAGTAACCTATACAACGCAATGACCACGACTACAACGATGTGCTATCCACCAGAGTGGTTTTCACCAGCACCGTTTGAGCCACCATGGAGTGGGACAAAGACAAGTGGGAATACGAATTTAAATTGGTATTCTGCCTCCCCAGGACCAGAGTATCCCCGCCTTGGTGCCACCGTTAATGGATGTGGACGGGGAGTGATTGTGCCACCTCCAGGAACATTATTGGCTCGGCCAGAACAGGTTCGCGAAATGGGTATGATCCTTCGGGGTGTGATACCATCTCAGGGACCACCAGGTTTCAGTTGTCCCACAGTACTGGCTCCTGGTGAGAATATGCAGCCACAGATTTGTAACGATAGTACCATGTGTCCAGTTTTCACCATATGCGATTATCGCTACGGTGACTCTGGTAAATGTAGCAAACCAAATCTTTCTGGTCAAGCCAGTCAATGTTAAAGAAATATCTGGTGAAATAAATATTTATTGCACAAGTGAAACAAGTCAATACCGATTCGGCAGGATGAGTGTTTACAGAGAAAATACAGCACAGCCAGCATAATGATGAAGTAATGTTGCTCTGAAACAATATTATCACTGACGAATAAACACGACAATATGTGTGAACTGTCAAAAGGCAGTTGTTTTCTGAAACCGGATGATGTTAAATCTGTTTATGATGGATTATATAGCCGTAGTGAACTAGTTGCAATTGCACAAGCATGCAATCAAACGAAATCAAAAAATTCATGGTAAAACAGGTCCAAAAGATATGATGGAATTATGCAGCGATATCGTTGCACATCTGGAAAAAATAAAACCAAAATCTTTTCTCAAAATACAACACAAAGTACCTCAACAATTAGAGTTAAAACAATTTCAAGCACTTAAGGAAATCAAACGTCCACATACATGCATTTTGATTGATCCACGTCAAACACATGGTCGATATGTGACCAACTCTCTCAACATGTCTGTGTTTGCACTTATTACATGTGCCAAGTATAATATTCCTCTCGAAAGTATCTTGAAATCGTGGTGGACGATGATAGGTATTGGGCGTGATGCATATGCAAGAGCCGTTAAACAAAATTATAGTCCAGCATTCAGAATAGAAGAGGTGTGGAATAGAATACAGGAAACAACACCATATTGTTTAAAGCAGGGAGCAACAAATTTTTTATATGAAATTTATATGCGTGGTCAATGTCAATGTTCATGTGGTACAGTTGCACTTCGAGAAATTATGAATCAAATTGATCCAACTATCAAAACCTGGTATCAAACATTTCCTGCACATGTAATGTTGGCAGTTCAAGATTCTCCTGACCAAGTTTCATATATAGAAACAGCAACACTTAACAAACTCAAAGTTCGCAAAACAGAATCACTCAAAAGTTTTGAGGACACATACGATACACCGGAACTCATTGAAATATTTAACCTTGGTGAATGGATTCGTGCCATTTTTGAGGAGGAAGAAAAATATGATATTAATTCGGAATCATTTCTGAAAGGTTTTGAACAATTAAGACTCATGGCGCAACTTATTGAAAATTCCGACATTGCAAATGACGATAACTATTTAAAAGAACATTTGGGATTTGCCACGTTAATTACAGCAATGAAGTATATTCAAACAGCAACAAAAGGACGCATCAATGCACAACGACAACTCAAAAAAGTTTACATTGAACTTGTAAATCGTGTCGTAAAATACCCTCATATTACTACTACATATTTTGTTTTGAAAGGAATACACCAACATATTGAAAAAAATTACAAGTTGGATGTAATCCTACCCCCACCACCAAAACAAAAAGAATGCATTGTTATGTAATTACCCCAACACAATACCAGCATATCATTGTTGTCGTCACTGCCGTATCACACAAAACTACAAAATATGACAGCCAATTATGAAGAAGTAAATGAAAATGGATCATGTCCTTGGTAATCGTTTTGTGACTACCATGGTGATAATTGTTGCCAAGATAACGAGGAGGATAGTTGGTCCAAAATACACCATCCACTCCATGACAGTGGCAGTATTTTTTGAGTGGTGCAATATCCAGTCTGTTACCCAAGACAGTGGATATTTCTTAGGATTTGAAGATTTAGACTCTGATTGTAGACACAGCATTGGATAGTAAGCATATCCTTTACCACGTTTTGCAAACATCATGTCAATGCATGGATGGCCGTACTTGCCTTGAGGGAGGGAATCATAGGGAGTATCAATGACCCACTGTGCCAACGCCCCATCTGTATTTATAATATAGGCATGACACATGGCACTCCACACTCTCCAAATTCGAAGATCCAACGAAGCAGGCACAGCAAAGAGTGGAAAGTGACCCAGAAAGTACAAATCCCAACCACTACTTGGTAAACTCTTCATTCGGTTGGCAAAGTCTCGCAATCTATCTGGAGTAAGTTGCTCTGTAAAGTAGGCATCATCTTCAAAAATGAGCGCATACCGCTCTTTTCTTTCCTTGGCAGTCTTGATTACGAAACGATGCGATTCCCATCCCCCTCTGGCTGCAGGACGCTTGACATGAGTGCTCTTGTCAAGTGTGGGTCGATAATACACGACACGGTTGCACAACTCAACATTGTGAAACTGTTGTTGTGACTCTGCAAGTCGATCTGGTCGTTCTTGTAAACAGATACAGTACACACTATCGATGAAATTCCAGTCAAAATGTTTTGCTTGACAAGTGCAATTTGGATAGTGCCACGATGTCATTTATGTATGTTAATATTGTACAATTTTTATTGCATTAATAAACTCTCTTCATCATCACTTGAAGTGGTATCTTGTTCTATGGTTTCTTTTTTCAAAAACAACAATTTAATATGTTCCAGTTTCTTTTGCTTCTCTTTGTACGTTGAAATGGCTTTGTTGTAAGACAGTTGGTCGTTGGCGAAAAAAGTTTGGTACGCTTTTTTGGCAAAATCAAGATCTTCTCCAGAAATGAATTCTAGACACTTATCTTTCACAGTATCTTTAAACTTTTTGTGAAAATTAAGGAGAGTGGGACAAGTATACAACACCTCAAATAATGTATTGGCGACTGGGATTTTTTGTGTCTTGGTTCTTTTTTGATCACACAATTGTAAGAGAGCCTTAATTACCACAAGAGCATTGAGACACAACGAATGATCATGATCACGATAAATCTCTTGTCCTTGCATTTATTCGTTTCTAATTAGAACATTTTTATTACAATAATAACGCTGGCTTAATACGTTGCAAAACGACATTTTCACATTGTTTCACCAAATCTTCAATGTTGGTATCATTGTACAACAACACATCTGGTGTGTACAAATTATAATCATCCAGTGCCGTTTCACTAGTGTGACTAGCAAATTTTTCATCAGCCACATAGCCTGGTCTTACCACTCGCACCATTAATGCACCAATCGATTGCATGGCTTTCCATTCGTCTGGAAAACGACAATCTGTGATTACTACCTTGGCGTCACGTGGCAACGACGACAGTTGTCGTATCAGTGTCCTAATCCAGATTGACGAACAACTAGGCAGCAATTCGGACAGTCTGTTGCGAAATAACTCAGTGCCACAAATCTGAAGTATTTCACGAGGCGTTACCTTCCAGAACGGATCAACTATTTCCTTGGCCACTGGATCGTGCACTTGTTGGTCAGACAGTCCAAAGATGGCTTGACATCCCTTTTTCAAAGGTCCAGCAAAAGTGAGTTCCTGATAACCATGTACATTAATTAAGTATTGTGCTAGCGTGCTTTTACCGTGACCACGTTTACCAGAAATACACACAACCTGTGGCATTATTGGTTTCATTAAAAAGATAGTTTTATTTATCAAGATGTTTTAACTCATTCATCAAGCCCTTTTCTTTGCTTGTTGATAGCCAAGTCCTGGAGCATAGTTTTATTCAATCATTTCTTGCAATGGATATTGTTATCTTTCTCGACGTCCACGCCAGGCTGCTGCAAAGGTAGTGGCTTCTTTTGTGTTTTATTTGAGTGGGGAATTTTTTTCATACAGCGAATAAATCAAATATTGTGTTAGTATACTTTTCCTGTGACCGTGTTTACCGGAAATACACATCACCTGTACCATTGGACTTTGTCTTTCACATTTGTGATATTTTTTTTCTTGAATTCGGGTTCAATGTATACTTTTCTCGTTTTTTAGTGCATAAAAATAAAATCATGTCAAACCCACCACGAGATCAATCATTTAACAATTTGTATGTGCCATCCAATTTGTCAGCAGGTACCATCGTGACTGGAACGTTACAAGCCAATCGTGCAATTATTGACGAATTACAAATCAACACAACAGCAGATTTTAATCAAATCTTTGTTGATACTGCTACCATCACCGATGCCACCATCACCGATGCCACCATCACCGATGCTACCATCACCGATGCCATAATTGGAACAGAGACAGTGACCTCATCAAGTATTAATAACGCAGATATAACAACATTGAGTGTTGGAACCCCAGCATCAGCCGGCTATTATCTCACGGCAGCAAACACAAATGGTTTGACTCAATGGACACCAATTTTTCCCAGTGCCACTATTCAAGCAACTGGAAATTGGTTAGTGCCAGTTCTTACCTCATTGGGATATCCGTACAGTATGATAAATGGGCCAGGAGTGATTACAACGAGCGCCACTGCACCAGCCATTAATCCAATTACATTTTTATATGATGAGCAGTGGTTACCTAATGGCCTACAAACCTTGACTTTAACAAATGTCGAGTCAATTATAAATATTGCTATTAATAATGCAACCAGTCTGACTTCCTTGGCACTACCACAGACAAAATATATTGCTTCGGGTTTGAACACAATTGGCTGTACCGCACTCACATCAATAGATTTAAGTGAACTGGTATATATTGCTGGTTCCATTAGTCCAGGAAGTAATTTACAGACATTAAATCTCCCCAAGTGTGAGTTCGTTGGTGGAACAATTGCAAATAACGCTGGAGCCCTCGCAACCATTAACTGTCCAGAATTGTTATATTTGGCAAATTTTAACACATTTAATGTTTCTTTTGGTTCTTTCGCCAGTGCATTAGCAACCTTAAACATGCCAAAATTGAAATCTTCCTTTGGTGTGACAGGATTTCTGTTTAATCCTTTAAATCTTTCTTTGACCACAATTAGTTTACCTTCACTGGAATCAATTTCCCAATTCAATGTGTCGATTACAGCCAGTAACAGTACTCTAGCCACTATTAATTTGCCAGTGCTGACTCAAGTTCTTGCTACATTTAATGTCTCGAATGCTTTGACGGCACTCACAACGATTAATTGTCCATTGCTCGCCATAACAGGAAATATTACAATATCCACAACTGCTGCCAGTCTTACAACTGTCAGTTTCCCTTCATTGGTTCGCGTTTACAATTACATTACAGAAGGTAAGTTCTACACAATTACTGCACAAGATCCGACCAGTCTCGGAAATATGACAATCACGGCTGTTGGTCCAACAACTTACAGTTTTCCCGCTCTCACCACAATCGATCGTTCCTTAACCATTGGTAGTACATCTGTCACCACTATTAACTTGCAGTCTCTTGTTAGTGTAGGCAATGCTGGGTTAACTTTTGTAAGTAGTCCACTCCTTACATCGCTCAATCTGAATTCACTTACTACTGTGAGTTCTAATTGTGTATTTACACTTGGTAATGGGCTTACAACATTAAATTTACCTTCATTGGCGACAGTTCTAGGAGTGATTACTATTCAAAGTGACACAGCCCTCACTACAGTGTCAATGCCAGCATTGGTTTCGGTTAGTGGCAATATTACGTCCAATTCAGGACTTGGTAATATCGTAAATTTCACACTTGGCACACTTGGCATTTTGTTAAACGTGGCTGGAAATGTTACGGTGAGCAATCAAAGTCTCAACAGTACAAGTGTGAATAATATTTTGATTAATTTGGCTGCTTTGGATGGAACAGGTGGAACCACTTTGTATGGTGCAGGTCGCACAGTGACCCTCAATGGTGGCACCAATGCTGCACCGTCTGGAGCAGGTGCAACTGCCAAGACTACACTTCAAGGACGTGGTGTGACAGTAAATACAAATTAGCATATTTTAGTGTTTGGTAAAAAATATATTGTGAAATAAAACTTTTACAGATTTAGAAAACTTGTCAAATAAATCAGAATTCTGCACCTAGCAGTAATTTATTACAAAATATGGATTTAGAAAGTACCTGCACCTACTGCAGTATTTCCTGATTCGCAGCAACCAATGGGTCTGATTTGACTGCAAAATGGTTCATAGAGAAAGTTGAGTGGATTGTTCAATCGCAACATGTTTGGTTGAATGGCATAACCAACTGTACCAGTTCCATAGGGATTGCTTCCAACCTTGATAAATAAACCTTGCGAAATACCCTTGGCCAAACGTGCAGTGAGGAGGTCTGAAGTCCAACCAGTTGTTGGGTAACGTGATTGAAGGGCACTCAAAATGCCGTTAAACACGACAGCCGAACCTGGGCTTCGTGATTGACACAGGACAGAGATGATTTCAATGTTTTGGTTGATGACAGTACTAGAGGTACTCATTGGTGGTAACAAGCAACAAGAAAAAAAGTCTTTAACTATGTCACGTCCAAAAATTTACTGGTTCGTGCGGCAAAGATATCTGTTTACAGTATGTGAATAAACTACCCTTGCAATGCCCAATCCCAGAGACTTTTTGGGTGCCTTTAAACTATTCAAAGGTGTCACTTTGCCTGTTGCCAACCACGAAAAGGAAGCCACAATTGTTCAAATCAAGATTTCACACGTTGTAAGAGAGTTGTATCGCGAATATGAATTTCCAATGCAAATCTATCTTGTATCGCCAACAGTTCATGCTACTAACATTACCCAGGCATTCCAAACATATATTCAAGGTCAACGCATCGTTTCTTCACGGTATAATAATCCATACAATTGTTACATAACAATTGACAAGGTGGTACCACAGCAAGTCACTCTCGATGGCAATACTGTGTGGATGATTCAATGTACAGGTTACGCCACCAGAATCTTGATTGGACATTCTGCATCTCAAGTCGTCCGGTCACGAAAGGGTAATTAAACTTGTGACTTCATAAACCAAAAGAAACATGGCCGAAGAAAAAGAAGTTTTACTCCTGGACAATCCACAACGCTATGTCCTCTTTCCAATTCAACACGAAGGGATCTATAACTTTTATCGCAAACATGTTGCTGGCTTCTGGTCCTTTGACGAAATCGATTTGAGTAAAGATTACAAGGATTGGGATTCCATGTCCACTGATGAACAATACTTTATCAAAATGGTGCTGGCATTTTTTGCTGCGTCGGACGGTATCGTCATGGAAAATCTGGCTGCTCGCTTTTACAAACAAGTCCAATTACCTGAAGCACGTCAATTTTACGCCTTTCAAATTGCGATGGAGGCGATTCATTCACAAACATATTCAGAATTGATTAATTTCTATGTCAAAGAACCTGCCGAGAGGAAGCAATTGTTTGAGGCCATGCACAAGATTCCCACAATTGGCAAAAAGGCCGACTGGGCCAAGAAGTGGATTGACAGTGATGCAAAATTTGGGCAACGTTTGGCAGCCTTTGCCATTGTTGAAGGTGTGTTTTTTAGTGGTTCTTTCTGTGCCCTCTTCTGGTTGAAGAAACGAGGCAAATTACCTGGATTGACATTTAGTAATGAATTAATTTCTCGCGACGAAGGACTGCACACTGACTTTGCCTGCTACTTATTTACAAATGTCTTGGTCGAGAAACCGTCAGCCCAAGTTATTCAAGACATGGTCAAAGAGGCAGTGGACATTGAAATTCAATTTGTCTGCAATGCCCTGAGTGTTGATTTGATTGGGATGAATAGTCGTATGATGTCTACCTATATTCAATTTGTGGCAGATCGATTGCTTGTGGCTCTTGGAGTAGACAAGGTATACAATGCACAAAACCCATTTGAATGGATGGAAATGATTTCCTTGTCTGGCAAAACCAATTTCTTTGAGAAACGTGTTGGAGAATACAAACGTCAAATGACGTCATCTACCAAGTGGGATTGGACAATGGATGAAAACTTTTAATAAAGTGTACTTTTTATTGTAAACGATTTGTGTAATGGCAACTGGACCAGAATTGTGGACCAGTAATCCTATTAATTTACATTCTTTTGCAGCATCTCTGGGTGCACTTGTTCCAGGCGCCCCTGAAAGTTCAGAACCGCGCATCGGAATTGATTATATTCCACCACTTAATGCTGTGGCTATTATCAGAGCACCATCTACTGCACTTGCGGTGGTCGCACCCCCAACTGAAGAAAGAATCCCAGAATATTTTTCTTGGAATGATGTTGATTCCATTAGGACAGTGAAACAGTGGAATGTAACACAGTCTCCCATACTCTCTCCACAATCCCAATTGAGTTGTGGTGCCTGTTGGGCTTTTGCAATTGTCGGTGCACTATCTGACAGATATGCTATTTATAGTGGGGGTACTAATCCAAATCTAAGTCCCTCCTACTTGTTGTCTTGTATGGGCACAGAAGAACGATGCAATGGTGGCAACCCAGCAGATGGTGGTAAATTTCTCGAACAACACGGAACTGTTAGTTCTTCCTGTTGGGATTATACCTGGTGCACTTCTAAATCAGATTGTGTCCATGGTAGTGGATCTGCAAGTTCAATTGATTTATCTCGTCTTGTACCAGAGTGTAGACCTCACAATTGTGCTCACAATTGCTCCTCTGTTCAGAGGGGAGGACCATCGTCGTGTGAAACCAGTGGTGAGATGAAAGTGTATCGCGCCAAACCATCGTCAACACAATCGTTGGTTGACAGACGATCAATCCAGATTGACATACTTGAACATGGTCCAGTGGCGGCGGTGGGGCGCATTTTTGGTGGGTTTGTGGCTGGAACTCTGACGAGTGACATTTATCCCAAAGCCGACGGTTGGGCCAAGACGAAGGGTGTGTTTGTTCATGTTACCAATCGAGACATTTATGATTATGGAACGATTGATTGTCTGGGTGCTTCTCAGAATGCAACACAATGTTTCCTGGGTAATCACGCAATGGTCATCGTCGGGTGGGGCGTAGAGAAGGCAGTACCAAACTTTTTGGGTGGCACAAACGCTTTGGATTTACCATATTGGATTGTCCGAAATTCTTGGGGAACAGAATGGAATGGGAATGGATATTGCAAAATTGCAATGTCTGACCCAGACACTGGTATCAATATGGCAGTGGCACTAGACCGTCCACTACGTATTAGTGGACATTATTTTGGTGCAGTTACTACCATATTGCCAGATATTCCATTAATAAATGTTTTGGTAAAAGGTACTACAATAATGAATCCACCGATAAGCATTATCACTATCAAAACAGTTCGTGCTAATCTCAAAGTAGTATTGTTTACATTGTTAGTGGTAACTGGATGTGTAATACTGTACTTTGTATTGAGGAAAACAAGATCAAATGTTTTTTAAAATTTATTTGAAACAAAAAGACAGTTGAAGGATAGAATATGTTTTTGTTACCTTCTTGTTCCACCTCCATAATACAAAAGATATCACTTGTCTACAATAACACCCAAGTAATCCAATCCTCGTAGATTGCACAACATGACTTCTTCAGGTCCCTCCATTTCTTCCTCATCCCAGTCGACTGCAATCCACCCCGACACTCGTGGTTTTGTCTGTTCCCCCAATTCACACACTACTTGAGCAGCCTCCATGTTGCATCCTGCACCCCAAGCATTGTGGAGAATGTAGGAAAAGGGTTGTTGATTTTTCCAATAAGGACTCTCCTCTTGACGTTGTAGACAAGGGTATTTATGTTTATCATCACGAAGTGTGGACTTGGCTAGGGATGCTAGTACTTGTCGTGTCTCCTTCTTGGCTACATCATACACACGCAGTGGTTTCTGCACTCTAAAAGTGTGTAGAAATTCTCCATAAACATCTGCACCATAGTCTTGGTCAAATGCAAACCACGTTGGCTCTCTTCCAGAAGGTGGATCCCGACTGTGACGTCGTGAATAAAGAAATGTGTTTTTAGGAATAGTGTGAATAGATGCCATTGTTGTCTTTCACTTTATTATAGTTTTTTCATAAATTTAGGAACAAAGGAAATGAAGTATCGGTGTTTTAATACATCAACGTGTGTATACATTTTTCCATCAAACCCCATTAGTCCACTTTCCGATTACAGATTTGCGCAGATCTGTCACCTGCTTGAGGTACTTCAGTCACCATATGAAAAGGCATATATTTTTGATGCTCACAATGTCTGCATTGTGGTAGCACCAGAAACAGATCATGAATCATTTGAATCGTGGATTGAAGTTATTCGCAAAGATATTATTGAACAAGTGATGGCTGCCACCTACACTACCATTGTGTATGATTCTAATCTGGACAATTTTCAGAGTCACAACTTTGTCTGTGATATCAAGATGGACCGTATGGTAGGTCCAAAATTCCAACATGTCATTGACAAACGTCTGTCACGCATTGGCGACGAAACAGCACTCGAACGGTGGATTTATCCAGATGAATGTAGGAGTGACTGCAGTATGTGTGCTGTGATAAGTGTTCAAGATAATGACGACAACGTCGACAAGTAAGACCTCGTGCAGTTGTTCGCCCGCCAATTGATGATAATCCAGTTATTAATGGTGAAATGAAATGGTACAAACAACACTTGTCACAATTCAAGACGACGCCTACATCAATATGGTCGCCCCAACAGTGCAGTTTCATCTATTTGAACCAAATGCTGAACGGTTTAAAGAATTGCACACCAAGTATGGATCACGTCAAAATGTGCACCTCAACCAATATGGTCTGGCAGACAGAACTGGAACAGTTTCTTATTACTCCGACATTGTGGGTGTATAAGTTGTCAAGATGAAGATGATATTATTCGAATATCAAGAATAAACCACAAATGAAAAGAAGAAGACGCATTGTTGGACCAATTCGTTCACGCATTCCACGGTTACGACAACGACTACAACCAGTAAGACCCCCAATAAATGATAACCCACTCACCAATGGTGAAATGGAATTTTACAAACGCCACTTGCCAGAATTCAAGACTGTATTTATTGCTGGAGCGGCATACGACGATGCATATATTAACATGGCTCCAGATACTGTTCAATTCCATCTGTTTGAACCAAATACGGAACGATATCAAGAACTTCGCAACAAGTTTGGCCGATATTCGAATGTGCACATCAACGAATATGGTCTAGCAGATCATTCAGGAACAGTCTCATATTATAATGACACCCAATCTTGCGCGAAAAGGACTCACGATATTCAGAGTAAGTCGATACCCATCACAATTCCATTAAAGACACTTGACCGGTACTGTGAAGAAAACAAAATTGCCAGCATTGATTTCTTAAAGATCGATACAGAGGGTTACGAAGTTCCGATCCTTCGCGGTGCTGCAAAGATCATACTAGAAACGAAATATTGTCAATTTGAATATGGCGGAGCATGGCGCGACACACAACATACTCTGCAAGAACTGTACGCCTTGTATCCAGACAAGAAGTATGCCGAATTATTTCCAAATGGTTCAATAGTGCATCGACCTACACCAATTGACGACTTTCGTTACACTAATTACATCATGTCATAGTTTTATTCACCTGAATGTTGTACCCCAGGATCTAAATCAATAAATGGTAATCTGTTTTGTTCATTCTCAAACACACATGCCAAACAAGATTGCTGCAAATAATCAGCAATTACTCTTTCGTCTGGACAATTATATCTTATTAGTTTCGGTTCCAGCGTTGCACGTTTCAAAGTACTGCCAAAGTAACGGTCTGATTGATCCCACCGGCAATTGTAGATGTACTCTCCTTCTTCTCCCCTCACTTTACACTGCCATCCAGTTGCAACAATTTTTGTTACCTGGAGTAATCCAAACTGCTGATACTTCCAGTGTTTTCCGTCCAGCGTATCACCACACAACAACCAAGTCGTTGGCGAAAGAGATACGAGGTACCAATTTCGCACTCGGACTTGGTTGCGTGGATCATTAGCACAAGTAATCGTGGTCATGTTGGTTTTATTGTTGTTTTTGAATTAACTGTTGCAATGCCAAATACGCAGAGTCAAAACCTTCTTTTGTTAAGCCTGAACGCAATACTTGTTCTTGTACAATCTTATCTATCTCTGGAGTACTTACATTAATTCCAAGAACAGACAATTTGATTTTCATTTGATTGACCAATGTTCTCCAGTGTCGGAGAAACTGTTCTGCTTTGGATGTTCTTGTTAATACATCGAACATTTTAAGACATAATTTCTTCAAACCTTCATCTTGAGTAGCAATAAATAGTTGTTGCCGAACAGCCTCTTCACGTAATTTTTGTATATCTTCTGATGTACATCTTTCGTCTATCTTTGGTTTCTTTGGTAGAACCTCCTCTTCAACTACAAGTGGCTTAAAAGTTGTCGCTTTTTCCTTTCGTTTTTGTCTTACTACTGGAGGTACAATTGTTTGTTGTACACCAGTTGTTACTAGAGCCAACAACTCTTCTACTTTTTGCTCTTGTGAGGTGGTGGGTTCACTGAATTGCGGCAACGACGCGGCCTTTGTTTCAGTTAGTGGTAACGGCACTGTTAATAAAGTAGCCTTGGTTTCAGATGACGACAGTATTGGTGGTTGTTGAAGACGTGAATGAATAGGAAATTTTGTCTCTATCCACCACGGGACTCGTACCTTTTTGCCCTTGGTCTGTTGTTTGACTATCTTGAGTGCATCTGCTCTACTCTTGGATTTGATTTTAGTTAAATGGTTCTCAAATTGTTGTAAAATCAAGTTTGCAGTATCTTCAGTCACACCATACAGTTTTTGCAATTGGCGAACTTTCTCTTCTCGCGAATCGCTGTCAATATTGGCCAAGTCTTCAAATGCACCACCCAAGGCGTAACTCAACACTTGATTTTGGTGGTACACGTCTGTTAATTTGGTTCGTAGTTCTTGCAATGCCTCTGACTTGACTGTTGGATTCTTTTCTTTCATCTCTGCTATGGCCTTGTCAACATCATCAAGACTGCGAATCTTGGTACGCAATAAAAACCACCCTTTACCAAGTTTGACAAATGGCGATCCTATAGGTGTCTGTGTCGCACCCAAAAATCGATATTTGTCTGAATCAACCAAAGCAAACACCACATCTGGTGCAGTTGGACCGAAACCTTGTTGTATCGAGGACTGTTTCTTTTCTTCTGCCAGTGGCGTAATATCGTGACTGTAGTGTACAATATAATTCTTATCAGCCAAAGAAGCCAGAGCCTGAATAACGTACACCTCATTTTGTTCACCGGCTTTCGTTTCTGCAGGGATCATTGGGTCACGAGATTGTTGTTTGAGAAGTCGAGATAGTCGAATTTTATCATCGTTTTGTAGGTTTGTCAATAATTTTAATTCTGGTGTCACTGCAGCACGAATTGCAGCCTGTTGTTCGGTAAGTGACAGTCCAGTTGCACTTTCTGGAACCATAGTCTGTAATTCTGATTGTAATTCTTTTAGTTCTGCACGTAAAGTTGCAATTTGTTCTTTAATCTCTTCTTCTCGTGTGTTGTCATCTACCATTAAACTTGCTTTTTCTGTTTCCAAATCTGCAATCAAATCATTCTTTTCCTCCATTTCACGTTCTATGGCACCAAGAGATACTAGTTTGTTCTCCAACTGCAAAATCTCACCACTTCTCTCCTCCATCACATCTGAAAGAAAATCAATTTGATCACGTACAGTACCACCAATATATTGTGTTCCACCACGCGCCTTTGATTCCAACAATTCGCGATCTTGTTCTGCTCCCACACCTTTCCGTAGTCTCTTGAGTGTTGCTTGTTGACGTAGAGGTAACTGTTCTAGTGGCAGTTTCTCTTCATCTTCATCTTCTTTGTCTCTCTCTCGTTTCTTTCTTGTGCTAGGTAATTTTTTCTTTTCATCATCCTCCTCTTCTTCCTCAGTGTCTCCGTCGTCAAACTCACTGGAAGAAGACACAAGGTGAGATAATTTCTCTTCCTTCTTTTCCTCCCGTGCCGTCTGTTCATCATATCGTTCCATCAATCTGTTCCAAGATGGATTCTGAATCACACGGCTCGAATATTCAGAAATACGATCAATAGTTTCTTCTTCTGTCTCTTTGATCTTGCACATCATGTCACACAACAACTTTTCTTCTTGTTCTAGCAACTCACGTTCTTCTGTGGGCAAGTTCTTATAGCGCAGTCGTTCTCTCACGTGTTGTAAACGAACAGCAGTATCTTGGATACTTTGTGGCAGTCCACGAATATCCATACCACCACCTGCCGTAGAATGACAAAACCATGGCTCTTTTTCTTCTTGTTCAGTGAGTTTACGTTTTAAAGGTCTCCACTGTTGACAACACTCACATTGTGCAAATGGAATATCATCTGCTCCTGTCGGAACAGTATAAAATGCCAGTTCACCTTCTTCAAGGGCCTCTTCTTCTGTCGTTTCAGAGAGGGCTGCCACATCTGACAAGTGCTCCGCATACTTGTTGGCCTCACTAATAATCCAGTGTACGATGGGCCAGATCTCTCCTGGTTCATGAGTTTCCAGTTGTTGCTTGACCCACTGGAAGAGGACACGTTGGTACTCGCCACTGGTAAATTTATCAATTACAAAAGCCACCACTGATTCTATGACACTATCTGGAATCTCTTCACCTCGTGGAATTGCCAAGAGAGGAGACAATGTCTCGTTAATTTCTTTGAAAATCTGACTTTCTTTATCTGTTGGCGCTCGTTTGCGTTTTCGTCGCTCCCCTCTGGCGCTGGGTGTACTCACAGTGCGAAATGCTTCTTGCCCAGCACGACGTATGAGTTCGCGGCGTTGAGAGCCACGCACAATTGGACGACGCAAAGATGATGGATGTAAAATGGCAGCCACACGAGTTGACAATGCTCGTGGTTTGTCAATTTCTACGGAAACAACAACATTGTCAATGGTTTGGTTGGTGGATAAACCACGTGAAAGTGAAGAAATTGCCGCCACAGTTAGTCGTGGTTCCACAAAAACACGTTGGTTGCCTGTACTGGCTGGTGGAATCATTCTGGCAACATATTGCAATGGTTCATCTGTTGTTCCGGACAGGTAATTAGCAGCAGCATTGATATCTTGGTAAAAGTGATCTTTACGAACCAAAACCAACACATTGTCGCGGCCTGGTATGTTGACGAATCGAATCACTAACACTTCATCACTATCATGTGGTGGGGCAGTATCTTCACTGGGTAACGTTACTTTTTCTTCCTTTATCTCATCACCTTCAACATGCAACACTAGACGAGTATAGCCTATTGGAATTTGTTCAGGCTGTTGCAAGATTTCCTTCACCTCTGCAACAGTTTGTGCTCCAGATGAATCTGAATCTTTTGGTAACTTGGTTTCAATTTGAGTCTTGAACATATTCTTTATTACAATTGACTGTAAATAGTATTCACATCAAACATGTCGCCTGGAGCCAACGGACTGCTGGTCAAGATGACACTAATTTCACTATTAGTTGTAATTCTCGCCAAAACAATACTGATTGATGGCATGGTCACTTGGATAGTCGAACACGTTGGCTTCCAGACGGTTATTGTTAAGTTGCTAAATTGGGTATCTTTGGGTGGTTGAACAGACATGTTCTGCGATATATTTTTGGGTTGGTTTGACTTTTCACTATTTCATTATTTCTCTCATTTTTTTAAAACAACAACAAGTTATGAACATTGATCCTTGGATCTTATACCCACGAATTATTGCCACCACATCTTTTACTGGAGCCATTGCCTATAATCCATCTCCACCCGTTACCATCATGGAAACCAAGATTGCTGAACCCACTCCCAACGATGTCATCAAGGAGATAAAGCAAGAAATGACAAAAACATCCCTCAACACTTACTCGTTGGTATGTGGCGACCATGTGTTTCGCGTTACTCATGAATTTAACCACTCCAAAGAAGAGATCTTGCTCACTGCCAAACATCAAGTCACCAAAGAACCTTACTTTCTTCGTATTGACAAGTCTTGTTTGCACGGCTTGAACAGTAGTGGCCGACCACGCAAGTTGTTGTACCTCAACAACATTTTGGAAGCCTTCTTCACCAAGAAGCCTGGATTCAGTGGCTTGTGCGGCTACCAGGCTGTCCACGTGCCCAAGGAAACGTCTGATCTCTCATCTGCCGATGAGGGACTCAATGTTGTGAGTGAAGTGCTGGGTTCCATATCGTGCAAAAAGACAGACACTACTTTACCTTCGTCTGACTTGTTTTGCATTCGAATCCAATACTCGTCCGACTTTGATGACGACATGTTTACCTTCCCGCTAGTGCCAACCGCCAAGGACACATTTGGGCTGCTTCAAGAAATGTTTTTGGATCTGCGAGAGCAACAGCAACAGACTGATACTAAAGTGGCCGACTACGAGAAGCGTCTCAAGGAACGAGAATTANNGAGAATTACCTGAACGGGTTGAAAATACAATTCAACATATAAAATTAATTCAACTTGAAGATGATGTTGCTGCACTTCGAAATGAGTTGAGAAGACTGTCTGAGGCTGTTAATGTTCAAGTGAAGCGTAATGTAAATGTAGATGAATAGATTTTTTATTTGTACATAAAATCAATGTATAATAAAGTGTTTGGTGGTGTCGGTCACGATATTAGTGCCACCAATACTTATCCATGGACTGGTGGTCCATATATTCCAGTTTAATTGCGTTCACTTGTTACTAGTGTGTGCAACCAATACAATGAAATAAAGTAATTCAGTTTTTTATTATAATTAAATGACAGACACCTGGCAGAACCATTTTGGCTATGTTATGTCGCACGTTGCAAACACATTGGGACAGTCTCCCAACCCCCCACTGCAACGACACGTGGTACGGTTTTTTGAAAGTTTAGCCTACTTGATTCCAATAGAGGCAAAAGAAAATTATCTAAAACACATGAAGAAATCACCATTGTACAGTCACATTCAAACTGCTGAAAAGTGCATTATGTGGGTTAATGAAGCCATTGCGACTTTCCCTCCTTCCATCTCTCCACAAAATGTGGAACCACTGGACGAAACAAAAATTGATGCCAATATGGAAGAATTATCCAATACGAAGTCGTTGGTGCACGATTCACCTACGTCTCCATCACTAGAGTCGTCAAATGAACCGATTGTAATCAAAGTAACAAACAAATCAGATTCTTTGTGGCGACCTATTGATAGCGCAGTAGAACAACAACAACTAGAATCACAAGGTGAAGCATTACCGCAAGAACAACAATTCTTTCTTCATGCCAGTCGACATTTCATACCAACCCAGAGTCATGGTGTTGCAGGAACACCGGCCTCGTACCGTATGGGCCACAACACTCGCCACAGTCACGCTTTGAACAGGCTGAAACAAAGTGCTGGTATGTACCGAGGACGCACTACAACATAATACTTCGTGTTCGTTGATCACAATTTGTGCATATATGCAAGTGAACGGGAGGATTCTTTTTCAATGTCATCTTTCTCCAGTTATGATACTCTACTTAATTTTGGCACTCTAGATAGCAGTGAATACATTCATATACATGAACTTATAATTGTGTTGACAGGCACTCATCCTTTTATTAAAGACACATACACATCGTTGGCAAATAAACGCATTGTTAATGAGGTGCACAGGAGTGCGAACAATCACATGGTGTGGGATTGACCGCACATGTTGTACTGTAGGCTAGATTGGTTGCATAATTATTATTAAGCATTCGTGGATTGACAATGAACCCAACGCCATTTGTGGCACGCATTAATCGACCTTGTCGCACTGCCAAATTTGTCTGGGTGGTGAGAAGAGCACTTGTCCACCCACTTGATGGATAGCGACTTTGCAGAGCAGACAAGAGACCATTGAATGAAGATCCACCTTTGCACAAAACAGCCAAGATTTGATTACCAAGTGTAACGTTAGATGATGACATTATACGGGTTTATCCTAGTACTTTTTGTTTTTCTTCTTCACTTCACGTGCACCCGCAGATTTCAAAGAAGAGGTGGCAGACTTATTTTTACCCTTTTTCAACGACTCGGTGAAAAAATATTCCTGAATTATGGATCTCGATTGCTCCTCTGTAATCTCACCAGCCTCGACTTTTTTGCGGATGTACAGCATGTAATATTGATACTTCATCTTTTCTTCGTCAGTGTCACGACTGGTACTATTAATAAAATTCAGATTGTGTGACTTGGCAAAATCTCTCCAGATATACTTCTCACTGCAGATGTAATGTCGAATCTTGTCATCATCCCAATCAGGATGTTCTTGGCGGTACGTTAAGTACCGTTCCCTTATTTCTCGAATTCGATTTCGACACTCATCGGCACCCATCACTTTTTCAGGTCGGTCATACGTATATGTATATACTCTGTTCTTTTCATCTTGTGCCAATTTTTGTAATTGTTGTTGATTCAACCACTCTGTACCTTGAACAGTCGCTGCAATATCTTCCATTGTTTTTGTTGCGTAACTACGCCTTTATTAAAAACTATGGCGTACTTGAAAGAGAATCCCAAACGCGGACAAAACATTTTGACGACTCTTGCCAAAATGGTAGAGGATAGAGGATATGTATTATCAGAGGAATATCTTGCTGTGCGCAATACCCTGGAAACAAATGTTGAGGCTGCTCGCAAGTACTATGCAGACCAGGAAATCCTTATCAAGGCACACAAGGAAGACGAAAAAATGGAACTCTTGGTCATGTGTCCTAAAGAAGACAAACTGGCTATTGATACTGTGCGTCGTTACGTGGAAGAATACAAGGATAATAAACACGTTCGTCTCATTATTGTCATTCAAAACATTACTCCAGCAGCGCGTCAACAAGTCGAGTTGTGCAAACGATTTGAATTGTTTTACGAGACAGAATTGTTTCGCAATCGTACTGAGCACTCTCTCTATCTTCCCCATCGTGCTCTCTCTCTGGAAGAGGAGGTAGAGTTTTTGAAAACATACGGGTGCAAGAAAGAAAATTTGCCAAGCATCAGACGCAAGACTGACCCTATTGCTCGTTACTTTGGCTGGGATATTGGCAAAATTATTGAGATTACTAACACGCCAAGTGGTGCTCAAGAACCGTTCAAATACTATCGTATTGTAGTGGACGAATAATAAACATTTATTTTAAAAATTTCGCAATATAGCGTACAAGATGTGGTTCAGCCAAGTCTGTTTCTGAAGGATTCATGTACGGAGACTTGGCTAGTGCCATAATTTGTGTCTTTTTTAACACTTGTAATGCATGTTGAATAAAATTATACAATTCTTCATCGTATATTGACATGTCATCCAAGACTGTAAACCCATAATTAACCTCATAACCATCGAGGGCACTTGCAAGATAATCTAACAAAACTGTCAGTGCAACAAGACCGTCATCGTCTCTTTTAAGATGACGAGTTGACTCTTCCACAATGTGGTACATATTGGGATCAATTGCGTCTTCACTTTTTGCTGCCAGTGTAATGTTTTGTTTCAGTTGTTCAATTGTTTCAGGATATAACCCACTATCTTTTCTCTCGATGTACTTGATGATCTTTTGTTTGGTCAAAGGTGATACTGTTTGGATAATTGCTTGCAGTGCAAGTGTCAAATATTCACCACGCAGATTAAAGACGTCGCCACGATTAGTGTCATATTTTGCAATAGACAGATAAGGAATAGTTGCATCCAATATTGGCACTATGTCACCTTGATGTGGACGTTTTTGTTTGCCAATCCAAGCGTTTAATTCTAAACACAACTCACGCTTGCTCTTATATCCAGATCGTCCATCTGATCGAGTGACTGGAATATTACATTGTCCTGCAATTGTTCTCAATTCTTGGTTAGTGTAATTGTCTAGATCTGGATCATCTTCTGGATCAATATAACATGGTCCTCGTTGGTCCCACTGACACGACATTATTTTTTATTAAATTGGCAATTTTTTTGTCGTTGGTCATTCTGCAATCTGTCACTGCACCTGACAGTTCGCCGGAGCGACTATGTTGCGAAGAAAATTGGTGACACTCCAGTTTTGCCGGACGACAGATGACAGTTTCTATCCCGGCAACCAAAAAAATTATATAACTTTTTCACCAAGTTTTTGGATGTTTGGAATGTTGTTATCAAATATATAACTTGAAGTTTTTTATTGTTGTCGCCGGTGCAACTGTCACTGTCAAAACTGGCAATCACTCCAGTCATTCTGCGATCTGTCACTGCATCTGACAGTTTGCCGGAGCGACTATGTCGTGAAGGAAATTGGTGACAGACAATACCCCAGTTTTACCGGACGGCAGATGACAGTTTCCATCCCGGCAACTAAACTTTTTATACAACTTTTTCACCAAGTTTTTGGATGTTTCAATTATTGTGATCAAATATATAACTTGAAGTTTTTTATTGTCGTCGAAACTGTCACTGTCATCCGGACCGTCACTCTCCGGAAGACTGTCGAGTGCAGTGACAGATCGCAGAATGACCAACGACAAAAAATTTTTGGACGTTTCGACTGTTGTTGTTACAAGGTAGCGGGGATACAATTAGATTGGATTGCATAGGAAAAAGAATGGGTATTGAATAGTCTGTTTTGTGTTTCAGCGGCTCGCGGATTCAAGAGGCGAACAAAGACTGGCTCCATGTGAGGCTTGGCATCACATGGACCAACACGAATCTTGATGGGAATATCCTTGCTACACAGTGGAGTATAACCAATAAATTTTACAATGTGGTAGTTTAGAGATCGCCCCGTAATTCGTGACCAATGGTCCTTGCTGTGTTCTGTCATGGCTTCTATGAAATATATTGGTTGTTTACAGACGATAGAATCCAAGTAATATCCTTTTGATGGGATTTGAAACCAAGACCATTCGTTGCTATAGGGAGGTTGTGGCACACAGCGAAACACTATTTCATTATGATCACGTTTCACCACATCAACACGATATGTCATGTTTATAACAAAAAATTTTACTTGGAATAATGTCTCGTCCTTCTCAGGTCGCCTACTATTGGCTTTTAAGTTTGATAGCCATATCAGTGTTTGTGGCTTGGTTTGCGAAAAAACTACTTCATGTGCAGAATCCCACCTGTAGGTACAAGTGCAAGCGTTCTGACTTTCATTTTAAGGCCGGAGATGTGTTACTATGTCCTTCTAGCCTTATCACCAGATTCTTTTCGGGCACAGTCTGGGGCCATGTCGGGCTCGTCTACCAAGATCCTCAAAACGGGATGCTCTACGCCTGGGAGACTCGTATTCCTATCCAGGGGACGTGGGCAACATTTACCACTTCACTTAAAAGCAAGGGTACACGTTTAACACCTTTACTGCGTTATCTAGACCGTAGCCCTCAGCCT